CAGCAACTCGCGGTATTCGAGCGCTTTCAGCAACTCCGCCGCATCAGACTCACTCTGAGTGGCAGTTTGTTGATCGCCTACAGCATCACGCTGTTCCAAAATGGCTTTCAACACACCGGACGCGGCGGTCGCATCCCGGCGAGATAGCCCTGCATCACGCAAAGCCTTCTCAATCGTTCTCGGATTGGGTTTCGTTCCCATCCAATATTCAAGTCTACTAATCTCAGCCTTTGGGTTATTAGGCTGCATCACGATAGAAACCTCGGCTAGGCCACCTTTGACGATCTGAAAGAACATGTCGGGATCGTCTGTAGGTTCACCGTTCTCATCCACCATTTGATACTCATCAGCATAAGCACCAACAGAAACGCCGCCGACCATCCGCGGGCTTTCCTTCATGATCGTGTACAAATCTGAGCCAGCAGTTGTGTTCAGGAAGATCTTGCCCTTCCCGGTCATGCCTTCGTCGGTAATATCGAACTTCGACCACTCACCGACAGGCATCATGTCTGAAGAGTGCTGGAAGTACATCGGAAGAGGCCTTCCTGCTTCCATCCACATCTCGTGCCACGCCTCAAAAGCCTCTGGCGTATAAAAGAACCTGCGACCGTCTGCGCCTTCTCTCGCGCCCCACGTCGTAAGTGTGGCTTCGATTTCACCCATAGGTTCGCCCGTCGCCTCGTCAGCCTTGCGGCCTAGCTCAACTTTAGCCTCGTAAAAAAAGGTGATGTTCTTAGCCATTGATAGGTTCCTTTTTAACCATTCCATCTACTAACTTAGGCTTTGGCTTTCTTTTGTCTGCCGCCGCCTTGAGTTTCTCTAATAGATCCTTAAGCATTTCCGGCTCTGCCCGTCCTATTGACCACCTTAAGGTTTCCACCACCTCCCGTGTCTTGCGGAGAGCTGCCGGGAATAGGGCCATCGCTACCAGCGGCAAGCAACAGATCATCAGCACCATCGAGAGAGTTAAGTCCCAGATATTCACGCGCTTCATTCTGCGTAAGAATCCCATTCTTGACTCCTGCAACGACATAATTCATCTGATCCAGCGGAGCACCTTTCAGGAAGTCTTGCGTCTGAAACTGAACGTGTAAATTCGGATAGCCCTTTAACAACGACAATTTTAACCGCTGCTCGATGTTCGTAATGAACGGCATCATCGTTGACTTGTAGAACTCGTCAAGCATCGTTTGAGTGTTGTTGTACTTCGACTCGCCGACTCCGATCATCGCGGGAGGCACACCAAACAATCCACAGATACGCGTCATTGTTTGTTTCTTGAGCTCCCTAGCATCCACATCTTGAAGCGTCAAAGGCTTGATAGCTTCGTAGGTCATGCCCTGATCCAACAACATAGACTGCCCCGGCTTGCTTTGATCCGATGGCTGGCTGTTCAGCATGTTTGTCCACGCTTCTTTTAGCCTGCTGGCAATCTCTTTGAACTTTGAGTCAGGGATGACTTGCTCGGTACGGAACAAACCAGAGGGTTTTGCACCGTTAAGCATGATGAAATTGGAGTAAAGGTCGATGTCCTGATCTAAGGAAACCAACTCGACAGCTTGTAAACGATTAAACGAACTAGAACCTTGCCACGGCTCAGACTTCGTGTGCATCACCTGAAAATACTTAAGCGGCTCGTCTTTATTAAAGCCGTAGGACGAACTTGTAAGCGTGTAGAAAGGATAACGCGTCTCTGAAATCCTCGGCACGATCAGCGTCGAGTCTAAGACGTACATTTCAAGCGGAATCTGCGTCGGTTCTTGCGCGTCTTTCCTCCAGAGTAATACGAAAGTCTCACCGGCCAGCTCATGCCACATTGTGAACTGATACCAAAACTCGTATTGGCTTTGGAAGTTATTAGGATTCGCAAGTAAATTAAGAACGCTTGCAGCTCGGCTTTTTTCGCGCTCAGGAACGCTCGGATCGGTCTGTGTGTCTACAAACGTGCCGTCAGCTTGCTTAGACATGATTTTGACGGGTAATTGAGCAAGAGAACGTGCTTTTGCTCCCACGCAAGCCATAACCGTCGAGTTTCTAGCAAGTGTCGTTATGTCGACAGTTCGCCCTGCTTCGTTAACCGCAGAGGTCGTTACATACAGTAATTGGTTAGATCCGTAGCCCTGCCCCTTACCGCGGAGCATGACGTTGTTTCCGAGGACAGTATTTCCGAATAAGGAGTTACTTTCGGCCTTTGTTTTACGCTTAAATACGTCGAATAAGCCCATATTTATCCTCAAAAGACTCTGAATCCGTACGATTCAGACGGCATCGGGTTGTCCAGACTACAGTGCATCGCAATAATCAAGGCAATAATCCCGTCGACCTTAGCGTGGCGGTCCACACCGGCTTTCTTGACTTTGATGTTGCCTTGAACGTCTGTAAACACTTCGCAATTCCCCAACTGATGCGATAAGAATGGGTTTCCGTCGTGTCTGATCTTGTGGCTTAGAATAAGTCGCTCGACATGCTTAGACGGGTTAGAAAGCACCGCCATTCCTTGACCGACTTTCTTTACCGGCATTCCGACTTCGTACAGTCTTGCTACTAGAGCCGCAGCATTGTAAGCGTCGTAGCCTACTTCTTTTATGTCGTATTTCTGGCTTTGCCCAATAATATACGCTGAAATCTCTCTATCGTCCATCACGTTGCCCTCGGTGATGTGCAAGATCCCAGAATTGATTGCTTGCCTGAAGATGTCCTGATAGTGAGTCGGTAATAATTCAAAGCCATCCTCGGGAAGAAAGAACTTCCACTCCGCCTCGTAATCGTCCTCGGCAAACCTCTTTAATGTGCAGACAGCGTTTAGATCTCGTGTTGCCGCTAGGTCAAATCCTATAAATACCGCTTCGGGTTCTCTTTCTGTCAGTCCTACGGATTCATCCCAATGTGTCCTATCGACCCACGCGGTTTCAGCAGATACATAGACGTTAAGCGTTTTACAGAGAAACTCGTTGAGCGCCGCGGGCTTAATCTTCGCCTCTTCGCAACGGGCAACAATCGCGTCGTGCGAGACCGAGATATTGTGCATCGGGTTAGCTTTAGCCCATACCTTTTCGTCTCTCCAATCGTCTCCAGCATCCAGAGAGTAGAGAAGGCCAAACCATCGCGGGTTATCGGGAACATCCTGATGGAGGATGTGCTCCATCACCTGAAAGTCCTCGAAGAACTTTGTATCGCGGGTGAAAGAAGCGGTGGTTATGTATAGCCGTAGAGGATTGAGCCGAGATACCATCCCCGAATGCAATACCTCAATCGCATTCCTGTCTACGATCTGGCTCGCCTCGTCAATAATCGCGCACGAAGGGTTGAGCCCGTCTCCGGTCTTTTTAGTGTCTCTGGAGAGAGCTTTCATCATGCTCTGGCTGTCGCCGTTCTTCACAATCGTGAACTTGCCGAGAATGAAGAGCCTCGAGATCTCCTGCGGCAACGTTTCGACGAAACCCTTAGCCGTCGTGAACACGATTGACGCTTGATCGCGGTTAGTAGCGAGCGTGTAAACCTCTGCGCCCGCTTCGCCAAAGGCTAGCTCGTAAAGAGCGATAAGAGCCGTCAGTGTCGATTTACCAGCCTTTCTAGGGATGTAAACAATGACATCCTGCACCATCCGTTTACGGCGGTCTTTCTTGTGTCTAAAGCCGTAGATCGCGCAGGCAATAAGGATCTGAAAAGGCTCAAGGCTTACAGGATAGCCAGCCCACTGTCCCTTTACATGCTTACAGAGACCGGCGAACTGTAGAAAGTGATTGACCGGGCTAGGATCAAAAACCCATTCCCACTCTTTGTTTTCTATGTGATTTAAGAACCGCTGGCAAGCTAGGCGAACATTCCGACAAGCGTCGATCTCGCCTTTTACGATGCCGACAGCGTAAGCAATACCATCTTCTATTCTCATGTGCCGAACTTAGGTCCTGCTAGGAATTCGCCCATCTTAGAGCCGTCCTCAAGTTTGTTTGCCGCCAATCGAGAGCGCGGAGTAAGACCCATTTCATTCATCAGCTTGATGGAGTTCTCCATCGCTTTGTTTGCCAGACTGATGTAAGGATTGGGAGCATGAGTCTTTCCGCCGTTAGTCTTAACCACTAAAGGATGCTTTGCCTGCTCTTTCCTTGCGTCAATGTAGAGCTGGAGCTGGTCGGCAAGCATCATCAGCGTGTGCCTGTCCTGATCTGATCCGATACCGTACACATCGAACAGATAGTCGGCGGTCTCTTTTACAAACCTTTCGCGGTTAAATAAAG